GCCGCAAGGCGGCCTTGGCCGAGGCTGAGGCGCAAGCCAGGGCCGACGCTTCACGGATCCAGGCTGGCGATACGAAAGAGCAGGTTCTCACGATTGACTGGAAGGCTCCCAGCAAAGAAGTGGTGGCTGGTGCAACTGCTGCAGAAATCCAACAGGCCGAGCGCATCGCAGGGCTGGTCGCCCCCATCGTGCTGCAGAAGATTGAGCGAAGCCGCGCGGTATCGATCCGGGGGCCGCGATGAGCCGGGTCGTCCTCGCCGGGGTCGAGCTTCCGGCAGATCTGCAATGGACGGACGAATTCACTGCTTGGCGTGTCGGGCAGCAGGTTCGCCACAGCTTGAGCGGGGCGCTGATCGTCCAGGAGTCTGCGCGACAGGCAGGCCGCCCGATCACACTACAGACCACCCGCGATGGACAGGCATACGTCGCCCCCATCCAGCTAGACGTGCTGCGCCAGCTGCAGTCCCTGACCGAGCAGCTCCAGGTAGCGCCGATGCACCTGATCTTGCCGGCCCACAACGGCGGCGAGCGCACGTTCCAGGTGCGGTGGCTGCGCACGGATGGGTCTGCGCTGGATGCCCAGCCGCTGCGCTTCGCCACTCCTGCCATTGATGCCGACTACTTCTCCATCACCCTTCGCCTTATGACGGTCTGACCAATGACGATTCTTGCAACCGATATCAAGATGCGCCAATCGCAGCGCCTCACCGACAACCCTGATGGCGGTGGACGCATGGTCCAGGCCGAGATTGTCGATGGAGCGATGAACAACCTCTTCCCCGACATCGGTGATGAAGAGCGGACCACCGGCCGCTCCACGCTCCGCAAGATGTTCGTGCACGTGGACACCCCGGGACCTGATGTTCTGAAAGATGCGATCGCGGTGCTAATCGACCCACCGTCCGATCCGCGAGTGACGGTGACCATGTTCGCCACCGGCTCCTACAGCGACGTGCGCCTGGACGCCAAGAATCGCGTGGAGAGCTACATCACACGTGGTACCGAATCGCGGTTCATCCTGCTGGGTGACCACTTCAGCGGCCAGATGACCATTCAGGTCTACACCACCAAGGACGCACCGAGCCCGGACATCAACGACAATCTGAGCCTGCTGACGCTGGCGGCCTCGGGCCGCGACCCGGGGGAGCAGTACGTCAGGGTGAAGACCGTGCTTTCCCGTACTACCCGGACGTTTACCGATGACCAGGGCGCGTTCGAGCGCGATGTGCTGGTGATCGAGCTGGTCAACGCGTTGCTGCTCAACTTCTACGGCCAGGAGGTAATCCGGTACACCGCAACGAAGCCGGGCACCCGCATCTACGAGACCAATGTAGTCGATGCCACCAGCTACCACAGCGTGAAGCGGCTTACGGCGGCGGGGAAGCCCGGCGACCTGTCTGTGCAGATTGATTCGCCTTACGTCCCGATTGTTCCTACCTCGACCGCAGAGACCGCCGTGAGCGATGTTCTCGCTGGCATGGGGACGCTGAGCCACGTTCCTTCGGGGCCGGCCAACAGCCTGGCGCTGAGCTTCAGTAGCACTTTCGCAGCGGGAGTTGCGATCACTCGCTTCCTCGGGACGGGCATGGCCGTCGGCAGCGTGAAGGTGCTGGTGGGCAGTATCGAGCTGACGGATGACGGCACCGGCGGCTTGGCCTCTGCGGCGCTGACACCCTGGTCGGGCACCGTCGACTATCAGGCTGGCGCCGTATCAATTGTTCACGCCACCGGCGTTGGCAGCACCAGCGTTAGTATCACCGCAACTCCTGCCGGCACCATCCCAATGCAGGGCTTCACCGATGAGATTGCGGTGACCCAGAACAACCAGGGTATGGTCTGGTTGGCCCAGTTGGAGCCGCTGCCGGCGCCGGGCACTGTCGTGGTGGATTACCGTGCGCTCGGACGGTGGTATCGCCTGACCGACAATGGCCGCGGCCAGCTCGTCGGCAAGCCTGGGCAGGGCAGTGGAACCATCAATTACATGTCCGGGTCGTTGGTGCTGACGGCCGGCGCTTTGCCCGACCTGGACAGCAGCATCATCACTGCCTGGGGCACGCCGATCATTGCGGAGGCCCGTGCCGGTGACACTAACATCAAGCCGCCTGCACTGCGGTTCCTGCTGGAGCACGCAGGTGCGATCCCCGGCACTGTACGCCTCACGGTCCGGGTAGGGGGCGCCAGTGTAAGCGTGGTCGACAACGGCGTCGGTGGCCTGCTCGTCGGGTCGGAGCTTCGCGGTTCGATCACCTACGCAACCGGCGAGTGCCTCCTGCAGCTGGAGACGCTGCCAGACGCCAACAGCGTGGTGGCGGTGAGTTACGACTGGGGTGAGCCGCTTCATGCCGCGTCGCAGCCGGTTCCTGATGGAAACGGCTTGGTTTCGTTCAGCCTGCCGCAGGGTCCTGTCAAGCCAGGCTCGGTAATGCTTGACTGGGTTGTTACCGTGATGCGGGATGCCTATGACCTGGCTTCCGCGCCGCAGCCAATGCGCGTCATCGCGAAGGATGACGGTAACGGCAACTTGGTGGCTGTCTCGGTAGGTGACACGGCTGCTACCACCGCGCTAGGGGCCATCAATTACAGCACCGGCGCGGTTACGCTCCAGGCCGGCAAGTTCATGATTCGCCAGGTGTCCTACCCGCAGTACGAACTTCGCTCGGGGCGTTTGAAGGTGGTGGGTTATGGCCGCGTGGACGTGCTTGCACAGTTCTCTGCTGGCACGTTGATCTCGGTCGGATGGACGCTGGCGGGCGCCGGCTCGGAAGCGGCTGAAGAATCTCTGCAGCTTCCGCCGGTTTCCCTGCAGCTGACGCCGACCATCAGCGACAGCATCGTGCCTGGCAGCGTGAGGTTCAGCTTCCGTGGCCGCACCTACGTGGACCGCAGCGGCGGCTTGTACCACAGCGTCGACCCCATGACCGGGGCGGGTGTTTATGCCGGGACGATCGACTACACAGCTGGAGTGGTGAGCCTGACCCAGTGGTTGGCCGGCGGAACCAACAACGTGCAGATCCAGTCCTTGCTGGCGCGGATTGGTGACCCCGGCGTCGCCAACAGCTTTTTCCGCGCACCGGGCTCGCCACTGCGGCCGGGCATGTTCACGCTGCGAGCCAACCGCCTGGATGGTGAGATGCTCACGGCAACGGCCGACATCAATGGGGCCATCTCCGGCGTGCAGATCCGTGGGACTGTGGATTGGGAGAGTGGCGTAGCGAAAGTGCAGTTCGGCGAGCTGGTACCGGTAGCCGGGAATGAGGGTCAGCCCTGGTTTGATCCGGATCTTGTCGAGGGTGACCGGATCTGGCGGCCGACGCTGGTGCAAGCGGGGTCCATCCACATGGGAGCGGTGGTGTATCGCTCGATCCCGCTCTCCGAGGTCGTGATCGGCCTATCCTCCGTGCGCCTGCCGAGCGATGGGCGCGCACCGGCTTTTAAGCCAGGACAGACGGTGCTCGTTCATCACACCGCAAAGCATGTGGTGGCCTCGCCGCAGGCGAATCAGACAGTCTCCTTTGGCCGGGGGCGGGTGGCTGCAATCGAGGTGCGCGACGCGCTTGGTGCACCGGTGGATGCGGCATGGTTTGAAGCTGATCTGGATGTGGGAACGCTCAGGTTCAGTGATCCGCTGAACCTCTCCGCCTACACCCTGCCGATCACGATCAGCGAGCGTGTTGAGGATCGGCGGCTGGTGGTGCAACCGCAGATCACTGGTGAGATCGAGATCAACACTGGCCTGAGCCACGACTTCCCGGCAGGCGAGGCGATGATCAGCACCGCGCTGCGATTGGGCGAAGCCAATGGCTCGCTGGATCTACAGGCGAGGGTAGTGAACCTCTTTGATCAGGCGGCCTGGTCCAATGTCTGGGCAGATCTCCCCTCTGGGAGCGTCGCGCCTGGCACTTACAACGACACCGACTACCCGCTGGTGGTGACCAACGCCGATGCAATTACCGAGCGCTGGGCTGTAAGGTTCACTTCCGCGACACAGTTTGAACTGATTGGTGAGACGGTTGGCGTTATCGGCACGGGGAACACGACTTCAGATCTTGCGCCGCTGAACCCGCGCACGGGTCAGCCGTACTTCCGGATGCGGAAGGAGGGGTGGGGCGGCGGCTGGTCCACTAACAATGTGGTGCGCTTCAACACGGTCGGCGGCCTCGCACCCGTGTGGATGATCCGCACGACCCTTCAAGGAACGCCAGAAGGGGCCAGAGATTCCACCCGATTCCTTGTCATTGGCAACGTGGCGGGGGTGGCCCAATGACTTCTGTCGCCAAGGTTTATCGTCACAGCGATCCAGGCGCCCCTCAGCTTACCGGTCAGTCTGGGAGTTTGGTGGCATTGCTCGACGCGGTCCTGGTAAACGGATACGGTGTAGGTGCTGCAGCGAAAGCAGGGGCGGGCTGGGCATTACAGTTCTCGGGCACCAATAAGCGCGCATACCGTGGCAGCGCTGAGACGGGCTCCGGCGTATATCTGCGGATTGATGATTCAGGCGCTGACCCTCGCGTGGCGAGGGTCCGGGCCTACGAGACGATGACCAGTATCGATGTGGGGACAGGCCTCGCTCCCACCGCCGCGCAATCGAGTGGTGGAAGAGTCTGGGTAAAGTCAGACAGCGCATCGAGCGCGATTCGGCCTTGGGAAATCATCGCCACGGATACGGCGTTCTATTTCTTCGCTTCGCCCATTCCTGTTGCAAGCGCTGGATACGATGGGGTTGCGATCACTCCCTGCTTTGCGGGAGATATCAATTCCCATCGCGATGGGGACGCCAGTCGCTTCATGATTATGGATAACGGCTTCGATGCTTATACGTCTTCGGCCATCCCAGGGTTTACCGCGCCTGCAGGTCGATGGAGCGACTCGGGTGTCATGCCGTCGAAGGCCGTTGGGACACTGCTGCGCTCGTATACCCAGGAGGGCTCGGCAATACCCGCTGCATTGGCGCTCGCCACCTCGGCAGCCAGCAGCGCTCGCAGTTCGCTCGGGGGTGCCGGAGTTGCGTTTCCTGATCCTGTGTCCGGTGGACTGATGTTCGAACGGGCACTCGTAGTGGAAGGGGCAGGGATCATTCGCGGTTCACTGCCGGGCGTATTCGTGCCGTTGCACGAGAGGCCGTTCTCCGATGGTCAGACTATTGAGGATCTGGCTGGTCTACCGGGTACGGTGCTTCGAGCAAAGGTAGTGTACGCGGCGGTTGGTGCCAACCCGGCTGTTAATCCAATCGACCTTGGTCAACTTCTTTTCGATATGAGCAACCCATGGTGATGAGAGCGCTGCGAATAGGTGTCCAGCTCAGCCCCCGCTTCGTCTATCGGGGAAAGTACTATCTCGGCGGCGATCTGCCTGCTGACCCGGCGGATCCCTTAAGCCCCGATGGTCGAACGAAGATTCTCAACCAGCCAAGGAGCGTGCGAGTCCGAATCCTGGAGCGTAGGTCGATGCGGGTCGTGGCCGACGTGCGTTCGGCGAGCGATGGAACTTGGCGGCTAGATCACTTGGCAGACATCGAGTACCTGGTCATTGGTCTGGATGAGCGTGGCTTGGTGAACGCCGCTATTCAGGATCGAGTGCGCCCAGCGCCGATGACAGGACCATGACAGACGGGAGTTTTGTATCGCTTAATCTTGGGCCGCCGCCGTCAGGAGGCGGCGCCCATGTTTCGCTTAACCTTGGTGTGGACTGGTTTGTAGAACCCGAACAGCCAGTAATTCGTGGCCTGAGCCGCGCCGTTACCGTGCGCTGGCAGGCTGCCAGGTCGTTGCGCCTCCACCGAACATCTTCTTGGGGATCGTCTCCGCGCGCAGCGGTGGGAGCTTCATCAAGCTGGGGAGGAACTCTTGCGAGCCACTCTTCTGTGGTTTCGGGATGGGGGGCGTCGCCGACGGTCGCTGCCGCCACGTTCAGTTCTTGGTGCGGTCTGATGAGAGACGCGCGCCGAATGATGCCGTTCAAGTGGGGCTCAATGGGGCTTTCTCGCCGGTCCCTCGAAGCGGCATGGAATTCCTCTCTCGGGCGGTTGGGCATCGGATCGGCACTGGGCTGGCGGCAGTTGTTCTCGGTATGGGGCGGCGTGTCGCTTCCTTGGGATACCGGCTCTTCAAGAATCGCGCCTTCATTCCGTGGGGCCTGGTCCCATCCGGGCCTCGCGCGCCTGCACCGCCGGCTGCCTTGGGGTGGCGCCGGGCGAGTGGAATGGGGAGTGCGCCCGGGTGTCCCGCCTAGTCCGGATCCTGAGACGCCGTTCGCGCCAGGAGACCGGATTCCACTGAACCTGGGGTGCGACTTGGTGCGGGAAGCTGGCCGCTCGCCCCTCAATCTGGGCGTCACTGCTTGCTATGTGGTGCGCCCTCACCGTAGGACCTACGTCGTGATCAACACAGTCTCTCTTGTTCGCCTTCCAGACCGCACTCCCATTGAGGTGACCCGGATCTCGCTCAGTTCCAGTCGCGGCACATGGGGCTGGACATTCGATATTGAGTTAGCCGATCCGCAGCAGCTCGCGCTGCTGAAGCCCACAGCAGCGGGGCCCAGGCAGTTTGAGATCAATCTCAACGGCTACGTCTGGACAGGCATCATCGAGAGCTTCCAGAAACAACGAGAGTTCAGCGGGGGGGGCGTGCGCCTGAGCGGCCGCTCCCGGACCGCGCTGCTTGCTGCGCCTTACGCCCCAGCTCGGGTCAAGGCGACCACCGAGGAACGCAGCATGGCCCAGCTGGTAGCCGAGGAACTGGCCGACACCGGCTTCACCAGCCACTACGACACTGTCGATTGGACCGTGCCGGCTGGGGCGTGGTTCTACGACGCCAGTACGCCCCTGGATGCCATCAGCGCGCTCGCAGAGGCGAGTGGCGGCGTTGTCCAATCCGACCCCTCCGCTCTCGCCATGCGCGTGCGTGCGGCCTATCCCGCGAGCCCCTGGGATTGGCGCACGACCCCGCCGGACCATGTGCTGCAGGAGGACATTGTGCTGACGGAGAGCCTGCAGATGCGCAGCGCGCCCCTGTACGACGCTGTGGTGGTGACGGGTGAACTGGCCGGCAAGGGCGTCACATGCAAGGTGCGCCGGTCAGGCGAGGAAGGCCGCCTTTATGCCCAGCAGGTCAGCAGCCCGCTGATCACCGTGCCGGCTGCCGGCGCTGAGCGGGGCAGAAACATCCTGTGTGATCGTGGAGAGCAGGCCGCAGTCGATCTGACGGTGCCACTGTTCGCCCAGCCGCTCCAAGCCGGGGAGGTTGGGCTGCTGTTGCCCCTGGATCTGGTGGAGGTCGTAGGTGCTGACGGCACGTGGCACGGCCAGTGCGAGTCGCTGCGCATCGAGGTCTCGGCGGATAATCGGGCCGTGGTGATTGAGCAAACGGCAACCTTGGAGAGGCACTACACCGATGCGGACTGAACTTTGGGACCAGTTTGGTCACTTGGTTGCTGGCAGCCCGAGGCTGATCGCTACCGTCACCGCGCACAACTCCGACGGAACCAGTAATTTGACGACCTATGACGGGGTGCAGATGCGCGCCTTCGGGCAACTGCCGCTGGCGCTTCCCTACAACGTATGGGTACGTGGTGGGCGGTTGGTTGAGGCCGCGCCGAACCTTCCCCTTGTTGAGCTCACGGTTTGAGGCTCACCCGAGCTGACTAGTATTTATGGTCTCAACCTGGACGTTGACATCGGGGAAGGTCCTGGCCAAGTAACTATGCACAAGGTTACCTATCCCTAGGAACGCATCGTTCTTTGCGGCGATGCAGAGTATGCAGGTAGTCATTTTCTGGTGCTCAACTGGGACTGCCTCCCATGCCATTGCTAACCGCTTTCCGGGACCGCGGAAACGATCAACTGAGCCTGGTCTTGGTAGATAAACCACTTCGACAAAATACTGTCGGCTTCCGGCGTTGATGAAACCATCAATCATGAATGATGGCCCCCCGGCGGTGGACATGATCGCCGGTGCGGTTATGCTGCCGCCATATCGCTTGTGCAGCTCGACCAAGACCCTCTGTTCGGAAATGTACCTTTCGGAAGATTCCTTCTCGGAGGCTGTCTTGAATGCGGTATAGGCGTTGATCTCATTTGATCCTTCTCCTTCTCCTTC